CAAGTACAGATGGACAATTAGATTTAGTAGCAGATGGTGCAGTTCTTGTAGATACTGCAGGTGATATAACTTTAGATGCAGATGGTGGAGATGTTGTACTTAAAGATGGTGGAACACAGTTTGCTTCTCTTACAAATACTAGTGGTAACTTAATAATTAAGTCAGGTAGTACGACTGCCATTACATTTGATGGTGCTAATGTAACTTTTGCAGGAACAGTAACAATAGGTTCTGCAGGTATATCTGAAGCAGAGTTAGAGATATTAGATGGTGCTACAGTTACTACAGACGAACTAAACATATTAGATGGAGTAACATCAACTACTGCAGAACTTAATATTGTAGATGGTGGCACTAGTGCTACATCAACCACAGTAGCAGACGCAGATAGAGTTGTACTGAATGACAACGGAACTATGGTTCAGGCTGCAGTTACAGACCTAGACACATATTTTTCTGCTACATCAAAAACACTTACAAATAAAACATTAACAACTCCTGTAATTACAGAGATAGATTCAGGCTCTACTATAACACTAGACGCTACCACAGACATTGTTTTAGATGCAGATGGTGGTGATATCTTTTTTAAAGATGGAGGCACAACATTTGGTAGTGCAACAAATAGTAGTGGCAACTTAATAATTAAATCAGGAACAACAACTGCTCTTACTTTTTCAGGAGCTAATGCAACGATAGCAGGTGACTTAACTATATCAGGCGATGACTTGACTATGGGTACTAATACTAGTGGTCATATCATGGTTGCAGATGGAACTAACTTTAATCCTGTAGCAGTATCAGGTGATGCTACAATATCATCTTCAGGTGCAGTAACGATTGCTAATGATGCAGTAGAAACTGCAATGTTAAATGCAAATGTCATTACAGGACAAACAGAAATTACATCTTCTGATGTTGATATTACAAATGATGATGTTCTTATTCACGATAATAGTGCTAGTGCTTTAAGAAAAATATCTGTTACTAATCTTATATCTAGTGCAGGTGGTTTGACAGAAGTTTTAGCAGACACATCTCCACAACTAGGTGGTAACTTAGATACTAATTCACATAACATACTCATTGACGATGCACACTTTATTGCAGACGAAAATGGCAATGAGCAGATAATATTCCAAACAACTGCTTCTGCAGTCAATCAGTTTGATATAACAAACGCTGCAACAGGTAATGCACCTGAATTATCTGCAACAGGTGGTGACACAAATATTAGTCTGAAGATAACACCAAAAGGTTCAGGACAGGTTGTACTTGATGGTAACGTAGGTGTTGAATCAGGTGTTATAGATTTAAAAAACTCAGGTTCTCAGTCTTACATTAGATTCTATTGTGAGTCTTCTAATGCTCACTACGCACAATTACAAGCACCTGCACACTCTGCTTTTTCAGGTAATACTACATTAACTTTACCTGCCACTACAGATACATTAGTTGGTAGAGCAACAACAGACACGTTAACAAATAAAACATTAACAAGTCCAAAGATAAACGAAGATGTAGCAGTAACTGCAACTGCAACAGAAATAAATATATTAGATGGAGTAACATCTACAACTGCAGAACTTAACATCTTAGATGGTGTAACTGCAACAACAACAGAACTTAACATCATGGATGGTGATACGTCTGCTTCTTCTACAACATTAGTAGATGCAGATAGAGTTGTTACAAACGATAATGGTACGATGAAACAAGTAGCATTAACAGATGTAAAAACATATCTAAGTAGTGCAGGTTTTACTACGGATGACCCAACTGCATTAGCGAT